CTTCTTTATAAACCTCCATGATTTCAGCATCACTTAAGTCTTTTGGTGCTGTGTAAAGTGGAATTTCTTCAATCACTTCAGAATCAAATGTTCTTTGATACGTTGTTAAATCTTGTATTTTGTTTTTTTTGTGCCTATAAATCCATGCAACAGGTTCTTGTTTCATTTGTCTCTCCGCTTCTTGAGTTCCCTGTCGATGTACCACTTGGCCTTCTCCAAGTCCTCGATGGCGTCCTTCTTCAAGTCACATCGCCAGATATACTTCAAGGCGTTGCCTAGGTTAAAGCCCATGTGCTCGGTGATCTGGATACATTCTATTCCAGAAGCGTGTTCGGTGTAGTGCTTTGGGTGGTTAACTGGGTCGTTGTCAACAGCCTCATCATCTGGTTGTACATAATTGTCATATATGATGTCCCCCTCTTCAGGACACGCTAGTCCAGAGTGCTCACCCCAAATGTTGCCACAGGTTAAGCATTTTGCGCGCATTGGGATTTTCTTTACCATACCGGACTCAAATTTATCTGCTTTATATTTATTATGTTTCCACATGTTACTCTTCCTCTGTCCTGTTATTAGCTCTATGATCACCTACTAGGTTTCTCCAAGTTTCGGTGCTGTGTCGTACTGCCTCCATCTTAGCCCACTCTGATTTTCGTAGCTTGTATGGCTTTGACCAAGGCACGTGGTCTCTTCTAAACCTGTAAAAAGCCCAGTAGATTTTCCAGAACATATTCACCCCTGTTTAACACAAGTATATTTGATAACTTTTAATGTATTATTGGCCATCTTTTTGGCCTGTTCACCCGCCGCAATACAAGCTGCTTCATTACCAAATGTTGCTGTAGTTAATGCCATTGAATCTTTATCAGACATAATTCCTGCGTGTGCAAATAAAATAAGTAGCCATGTCATATTATTTCCCCACGTTCAAGAATGGCATTGCGCCGCCGTTAACATTTGGTAGTTTACCGTCCCACTTCTCAATTGCTTTTAGGTTCACGTAATCTTTACCACCACCTTGGCTGATCGCTTGTGACTGGATCTTAATAGCCTCAGCCTCACCCTTTGCCTTAGCAATCGCTTGGTCAGCCTCTACCTTGATACGTTGCAAGTCTTGTTCAGCTTTTAACTTGGACTGTGTTGCAATTACCTTTTGCTCGATAGCGTTTTGGTATTCGGCAGAGAATCCAAAGTTAACCAATGAGATTTCTGATACAGATAAACCATACTTAGCGACCTTGTTTTGTAACTCTTCCTTGATCTTGTTAGATACCTCATCACGCTTTGTTACCAACTCTTCAGAATCATAGTGCGCCGTTGTGGCCTTAAATGATTCGTTAATGGCAGGCAATAGAATCTTATCTTCCAAGTCTAGGCCAAACTCTTTATACATATGAGCCGCCTTAGTGCCATCAATACGGTAGTTAACCACGATGTCAGTGTGCACAACTTGCAAGTCTTTTGTGCCTGCGTTGGAGTTCTTTAAGTCTGCCTTGATCACACGCACGTCCACATCCTTTACAGATGAGATTGGATTAACCAAGTGCAAACCCTCTGACAACGTTTGTTGATTAACTTCACCCAGTGTAACTTGTACACCAATATGGCCTGCTGAGATAATGGTGATACAGCTAATAAAGAGCACTAAGACAACCGGTGCCGCAAACGCACCAATCATTTCTTTTACCGGTGGCACAAATCTAGCCACTTCTATCTTTTCCGATGCGTATCGTGCATTTTGTCTTAATTCCTCGTACTGTTGTTTTTTAAATACAAACAGACCAACTGCTAAAAATACACCTAATGCGATGCTTAATACTAAGCTAATCATAATAAACCTCTTTCTTTATGAATTTCTTTAATAACTTCCGTTACTTCGTCTTGAGTTTCGCACAGGAATATCTTTTTAACTGGCTGATACTGGTTGGTGTCTAGGTCCTCAACACCGTAAACCGTCTCGCACTGCCAGATGCCGTCTTTCTCATGTTCTACAACAAATATCATAGCTTTAATTCCTTCTTAATAAACTCCACACCTTTTGCAAAGTGATAGCGCCAGTATTTTTCAGTCACGCCAACTTGGCTGTATGTTTTTCCATCTAAAAATGCTTCTAAAATAAAACGCTGTTTTGCTGACATTTTAGTAGATATGAGCATTTTTACGTCCAGTATATCATCCGTATCCCATGGCAACCACTCTTCAGGGGTCAATAAAGATATTTTGTCTGAATCTTCCTGCTCCAATGGGTCAGTGTCCTCGTCGGATAGACGAGGGGTGGCTGCTTTTATTTTAAATTTGATGGGTTTCTTCATACACTATATTAATGCAAATTTTAGGGCATTTATTAATGCCGATTGAATATTTATTTTGCCTTCCAAGACTTTGACCACCTGCTCGTCGATAGAGTTTTCCACTGTAAGGTGGTGGATGATAACGGGTTTAGTCTGACCCTGCCTGTAGACCCTGGCATTAGCTTGAATGTAGTTCTCTGACGAGTAAGGCAAGTCGTACCAGACGCATTGTGCGAGCTCGCCTGTATTACATTGTAAATTAAGCCCAATCCCCCCTGACTGGGGGTGCGCCACCAATAGCTTAATTTTGCCGTCACGCCAATCTTGGATGTTGTCATCCGACAAAATAACCGCCTCTGGGAATTTATCAAGAATCCTTTGAAGCGCATGCTTGAAGTGGTAGAAGACGAGTGTAGGGGCTGAAGTTTCTTCCAACAACGACTCGAGAAATTCCAATTTTGTGTCGTGTACCGGTAATGACTCGCCGGCTTCGTTGTATATCGCTCCTGATGTAAACTGGAGTAGTTTATTGGTGAGGGTCGCGGCGGTTGGGGCAGTAATCTCTTCTGTGCTAATCTCAGCGACCATGTTCTTTTTAAGCTCATTATACTTTGCCTTTACGTCTTTATCTAAGGTGATTGAGTGATATAGTTTTGTTAGCTTAGGTAATGTCAAATAATCTTCAGCTTTTAAACTAAAGCAAATGTCGCTAATCTTTTCCTTGATGGCAACATCCGCATTTGGCTTCATCACCCAATTGTATACAACACCCGTGTGACGATTCCGCTGACCTGCATCCTGATACAGCGCACGAAATTTGGTTATGCTCGTCTCCAATCGTTGGCCTAAGTCCAATATGCCCACTTGGCTCCACAAATCTGCCATCCCTTGTGGGGAGGGAGTTCCGGTCAAAATGATTTTGCGCTCGAATTGTTTCAGATGTTTCTTGAGTGCTTTGAATCGCTTTGTCGACGGATCCTTCCATCTCGATGACTCGTCCAAGACTAGATATTTGAATCTCTTTGCCTGTGGTTGTTCTAATAACCACACTATATTCTCCAAATTCACGACGAAGATGTTCGATGAACTTTTTAATGCCCCTAATCTCTGTGACGGTGTACCCAAGATCTTTTCCACTTTTAAATGGCATAGATGCTCCCAATTTTTACATTCTTCAGCCCACACGGATTCTGCAATCCGCTTAGGTGCAACAATAAGTGTATCACCTTTAGCACTCTCCGATATGATGGTGAGAGCCGTCACAGTCTTGCCCAACCCCGGCTCCATGAACAGACCCATGTTTGGCAGCTGTCTTGCTTTTTCCACCATTTGTCTTTGATAATCGTGCATTTGTTCTTTTTTGAGCATTTAAAACTTCTTTCCTTTTATCGTGTAGCCAATCTGCCACTGCGTACAATTCTTTTTCTGTAACATCTTGCTTTATTGAATTCGCCCTATTAGATATAAACACAACATTTCCTTGAACATAACCCAATTCGGGGATAACCCTATCAAGAGAAGGATTATTTTCATTTTGACCTCTACCACTTAGTCCCCATTTGAAAGGTGTTTTAAATACAGGACAGCAGTCTGTGGCTATTGACTCCAAAAAATCTAAAGTTATATCAAACGGTAAATTCTTATTTTTGGCCCTTTGTTTAGCACCTGTCATGTATTTGGATAAATGCCCACGCTTTGTTGCGGTGTATTGTTTAACCCTTTTTGCAACATTGTGTTTATTTTCCTCATACCACACTTTATGTTTTTGTGCTTTCGATAAAGTTTTCGACATCACTCTTGCTCCGTAGGATTGTAACCGGCTGCCCGTGGGATTGTAGCTCCGAAAAGACCAACTTTTGCCGTTCCGAGAGCACCCCCGTAGCTGTCTTGAGCTCCACTAGATGAATCTTTTCGTTCAGGATAATAATCCGATCCGGCACTCCGGTCACTGTGCTGATCCACTTGTACGTCAGACCCCCCGCTTCTTTTATCTTTTTGTTTAGATACTTTTCTATCTCTTTTTCTAACATGCTTTTCTCTTTCTAGTATAATGCCTTTTGTTATTTGTTTGACTAAGTGTTGGATTAAGTATGCCCTCGTCTCGTCACCAATGTTATCTACATCTTCACCAATAACCTCAAACACTTGGTTTGTGCAATGTGACGCCTCGTGAACAATAAACCCCATCAATTCAGACCAATCGTCTGAGCATTCTTTTAAGTTAAACACTAAAACAATAATGCCGGACTGCTGTGTTGGGATTAAGTGTGTCTCTGCAACACCAATCTCTAATGCGTTTGCTTTTAAGTCTACGTTGTAGTCAGACAAGATGCTTTGGTAATCCTTATTGTTAAAACACAATTTGATCTGAACCGGAAAAAACCCGCAGTCAATATGGTAGTAATTAGGAGTTTTCATTTTTAACCCTAGCAATCAAAATGTTATGTAACTCCTCAATTTCTTTTTCTAAACGTTCGTTTCTCGCACGCATCAGTTTATTTTCTAACTCCAAAGTCGCGATCATGTTCTCTAATTCTTCTACTTGAGTCATAGTGCAAATTTCCTCTCTAAAATTCCTTCTTCAATTTCACCAATGGCATTAATATCTTTACCAAGATAGTCGTTGCTTAATAATACATACTGCATGGTGGCTATTCTTGCTTTTGTTTTATTGTTTGAGTTAACTACAATCCAAGGGCAATCATTT